CATAGCTATATCTATCTGGCTTGTCCGTCTTAGGATCTTTAACTGTATCTGTGCAGCGAGCATTTGAAAAGAACGATGAGCCTGTCATCACAAAGGCATAGTCTTCAGTCGGCGGGAACTCTTGATACATGAGAGCATCGTCTTTGATGCCCTCCATCATCTTCCATCGCCACCAAGCAATCTGACGCGAATTGATCTCTACGCCGTAAAGCTTCTTAATATCGCGCACCCACTCTTTCTCTTCGCCAGTGAGCTTGCCGTCCCAATAGACTTTGTAAACGTCAGAATTGGGGTCAGCAGAATAATACTCGTTACGCCACCAGCCGCAGAAGATTGCACGTTGGGTGCGAGCTTTCTTGGCGGCACGCACACCATGTCAGAAGAGACGCAAGCCCGCATGTCCCGCGCCTTGATGCGTCTTGAACGTGGCGATGTGACGGTCATGCGGAACCGTAACCGAACCAAATATCTGCAATACAATCGCGACCCAAAACCCCGCATGGTTCGCGGATATGGCTTGAAACTGGATGGGGGTAAGATTACTCTTAACCTTGGGGTTAAGAATAGGGCTGATTTTTCCAAGCCCACCTTCAAAGAGCAGATGGAGAGCAAATAATGGGTATTCTTCGTTCTTATAAATGCCCGCGTCATGGCTTTTTTGAAGCTTGGGAGCCTCTGTGCGAACATGGATGCACAGATGTGGCCCAAGTTTTCCTTCGCGCACCATCTATGCGCGATAGCACCAAAACGGGTCGTACAAAAAGAAATGATAACAACCTCAAGCAGTTAGCTGCCGATTTTGGCATGACAGACATCAAATCTGTTCGTGAAGGCGAGGCTCAACCGGGCTATTTGACCCGCAATAACGCCAAAGTCAGCAAGCAGGAAGAGGAAGCGGCCATCGCAGCCAAGATGAACGGCGTGATGTGGGGCGATGCTGGCACTGGCATGTTTAACATGCAAAACATGCTCTCTGGTGGGGCTGTCAAATCAGCTATGGGGGAACCAGTTGGTTTTAATCCAAAAGATGCTAATCTTCCGTCAAATCTCCCGACCATCGTTCATGCGAATGATCCAACTCTGAAGATCGACAAATGAAAATCCCTTCGGAACTGAACCACCGCGAAGAGTTCTATCTTGATCTTGCTCGCAAGTGTAAGGTTTCGCATGAGGAGCGTAAGGCTGATTACGAAAGCCTTCGCTCCTATTATCTTTTTGGAGCTGGACCAGAAGAAGCCCCGGCAGCTTACAACAAGGTCTATCCGCACATCGACCAGTTGGTTGCCTTTCTTTATTCGGCTGACACCACACGCTTTGCCATTAACCTTGGCGCGTCGGCTCACGAAGCTGAATACAAAAAAATTCCAAAACTGACCCAAACTCTTAACGACAAATGGTCAGACAGCAACGGCGACCATATCTTTGGTTTAGCTCTGAACTGGGCCATGTGCTTCAATTCGGCCTTCGTAAAGCTGATCGTACATAACGGTAATATCTTCCCGTATTATGTTGATCCTGCCATGATCGGCGTGTTGCGTGAAGACATTCCGCACAATGATCGTCAGGAAGCTTTTACGCATACCTACTACATCACCAAGTCTGATCTCTATGCGCGGCTCTATAGCCATCCAAAGCGCGATGCTTTGTTGAAGCGCATTACGTCAGCACCGACACAAAGCAACTACATTGCCTCTGGCGTAGATCGTATTGTTCTCTCGCAAGTCGATCCGACCATGTACGGCAACGTCAACCTTGATCTCTTCGGCTACAACCGGATGAAACCACAGGTTGATGAAGAAACCATCGAAATGACAGAGCTTTATGTCTGGGATGACGAAATCCAAGACTATATGGTTGTCACTCGCGCCTCGCCTGACGTTATCATTTATGACCGTCCAAACGGAGGAATGTACCTCAAAGGCGAAAATCCTTTCATTCAGATCACGCCAAACCCGATGCCAGACTACTTCTGGGGTCAATCAGAGGTTTCGCGCCTGATTTACTTGCAGCAGATGCGTAATAAGCGCATGGGCGAAATTCTCGATCTTCTTGCCAAACAAGTGAACCCACCGACTGCCTTGATGGGCTTTACAGGCATTTTGGACGAAAAAAACTTCGCTTTGAACCGCCCCGGTGGCCTGCTTTCAACTGATATGCCGAACGCAAAAGCAGATCGTTTGGCCCCGCAGATGCCTGCTGATCTTTATGAACAGCTAAATCAGATTGACGCGATGTTCGAAGAAGCTTCCGGCATCTCGTCTGTTCTCTCGGGTCGTGGCGAAAGCGGCGTTCGTTCCGCTGGTCACGCTTCTCAGCTTGCCCGCTTAGGCTCATCCCGCGCTAAACGCCGCGCTTTGCAAGTTGAACTTGCATTGGAAAAGATGGCGACGCTCTACATGAAGCTGATCCAAGCTTACGACCCGACGCATTACAAAGATGCGGAAGGCTTAAAGTTCATACCAGAACAATTCACCAAAGATTACATCGTCAAAGTGGACGCTCACTCGAATAGCCCGATCTTTATGGAAGATACGCGGTCTATGGCGTTCAATCTGTTCAAAGCTGGCGCTATCGACAAGGAAAGCTTGCTCGACCTGATCGACCCGCCAATGAAACAGATGCTCAAAGAGAAGCTGAAGAAGGCCGCTGCTGCCCCGCAACCGCAGGCCGAAAACGTCACTCCGATCAAAAAGGGAGCCGCAAATGGCTGAACGTCAAGCTACCACAGGCGATCAACCTCGTTTTAGTGCCAAAGAATTGACACGCGAGCAAAAACCAGCGAACCTCCAGTACCGTGTTTCGTCTATTCGTTCTATTGGACGCGATCAGACGCAACGACAGAACCAACGTGTAAACGTGAGGTAAGCTATGTATAAATCCGTGAAGCGCAGCCGTCGCGGCAAGCGCCGCTGATACGAATTGGGGACAGTCAACTCTAACCGGAGGCCGACACAATGGCTAAGCGTAAGGGCCGCAAGGCAAAGCGCTAATTGGTTCCCGCAAGGGTCCATTAGCTTTCCAAACCAATCCATTCCTCTCATGACGGAGACGCAAAATGCGTAAGGGTCGCAAGGGCCGTAAGGCTCGCCGCTAACTAATAAACGGGTTAGTCCCGTTTTTGGTTTCGTCTGACGGGGGACGGACGTAAAAATATCCCCCGCTTGACATTTCGTGCTGACTGTCAGCATTTTGACAGAAACTAAGGTGTTACATGGCCGATCAGGACATTATGCAGTTGATGGCAAAGGGTGGTCCCGCTCCAACGGGCGATGAACCTATGGCCCCGCCTCCTGCTTCAGAAACGCCGCCTCCGATGCCGTCGCCTATGTCAACGCCGGAACCCAAGGCTGGTGAACGCGAAGCCGCTATGATTAACGTCAGCATGGCGCTTGATCTTCTGGAACGCTCGCTCCCACAAATCGGTTCTTCCACACCGGAAGGCCGTAAACTCATGTCAGCTCTTAACTCTTTGACTTCCATCATTGGTGCAAAGAAGCAAAAGACGGACGAATTGCAGGCTGCTGAGATCATGCAGCTTCTTAACAATCTCCCGCAGGCGGCTGGTGCGCTGCCGGGTGGCTCAGCCCCCGGTGGTGCACCCCCCATGCCTGCACCGCCCGCGCCTATGGGCGCTGGTGCGCCGCCCGCAATGCCACCGGGTATGCCGCCCGGTGGACCGACCCCGCCCATGTAGGAGCGACAAAATGGACCTGTTTAAGCCTCGCGGGGCCGCTGCGCCTCGCAACCCGACGACCAATCAGCAGCAGAATGGTCAGATCACCAACACGCCGCGTTTCGCGACGCTCGGTGGCCTTGATAGCGCCAAGAAGACCGCCTCGAAGAACATCTACAAGATCGTTCCTCCCGGCGATGGCAAAAAAGTCATCTAACCAGACAGCATAGGGGACAAAACAATGCCGTCTCTCGAAGACCTTACACCGGAAGCCCGTGATGAGCTTGCTCAGCTTGCTCGCGAATTGGCTGACAACCCAGATACTCGGGAGGCGTTCCTGCGCCTTACCAAGAAGGCTCGTCCTTCTCTCACGATTGATGCCATCGACTTGAAAGATGAAGTGGCAGCAAGACTTGAACAGTCTAATGAGCGCGTAAACCTGCTTGAAGGTAAGCTGCGTGAACGCGAAGCGCTCGACACCTTGGAACGTCGTCGGCGCGACCTCATTAAAACTGGCAAGGTGAAATCAGAAGATGACATCGCGGAAGTGGAAAAAGTTATGCTCGAAAAAGGTATAACCAACCACGAAGCGGCGGCAGATTACTGGAACTATATGCGGCAAGCCGCGACGCCTACTCCTCAGACTTCCTACAACCGGAACGTCTTGGATGACAGCGCTCGCAACTCGCTGTCTAAGTTCTGGAAAAATCCTGCTTCCGCTGCCCGCGACGAAGCTGCCAAGGCTCTGACGGAATTGCGGAAGAACCCGCGTCCGATTGGGTTTTGACATTATCGGGGACGAGAGGCGCAAACCGAAACTTAACATGAGGTGAACTAATGCCTATCGGAGGCGGTATTCTCCCCGCATCGGGCACTAATCAGTACACAGAACTGACGTATGTGACCCGCCGGGCCTTCATCCCCAAGATGGTGGTCCAAATCTATAACTCGACGCCGCTGATGGCGGCTCTGATCGCGAACTCGCAGACTGCAACGGGCGGTGTCTCGTCAGTCACGGTTCCGGTGCAGGGCGCTCAGTTTGTCAATGCTCAGTGGTCTGACTACTCGGGTTCGTTCGCACAGCCTGCCGTCCAGCAGGGTGCTTACAACGCTGAGTTCAACCTCAAGCTCATGATCTCTCCTGTGCCGTTCCTCGGCATGGAAGGCGCTGTCCAGCAGGATCATGCTATCATCCCGCTCATCGAAGCTCGTATGAACGACGCTACGAACGTGATGATGGACGCTATGGCGACCGCCCTCTACAACAACACCACCAACACGCAGGCTTTCACGGGCCTTCCGGCGGCTGTTGACGATGGCACAGGCACAGCGACCTACGGCAACATCAACCGTAACACCTATGCTTGGTGGAAGTCGAAGCAGTATGCTGCTGGCTCGGTCAACCCGACCCGTCAGAACGTGCTTCAGTACATCTCCGGCACGGTCAAGAACGGTGCTGAAGTCCCGACATTCGGTGTCTGCGGCTTTGGTACTTGGACGCTGCTCGCGCAGGACTACGTTGGTCAAGAACAGTACGTCATCACCCCCGGCTCGGGCTTTGATGGCGACGCGAATGGCCCGCAGTCGGCGTTCCGCGCCCTCATGGTCGCTGGCGTTCCGATCTATCCTGACCCGTACTGCCCAGAAGGTACTCTGTACCTCCTCAACACCAACTATCTCTCGCTCTACATCCATGAGCAGGGCCAGTTCGTGTTCACGGGCTTCGAAAGCACTCTGCCTAACTGGCAGATTGGCTACGTCGGCGCGGTCATCAACATTGCTGAGCTTGTTAGCACTAAGCCTAAGTCGATGACTAAGGTGACGGGCTACAACTCGCTCTCGCTCTAAGGAGATCGACCTATGGCACTCGCCAATAACAAAATCATTCTCGCTAATGCCTCGGCCAATACGGCTGGTGCGTACTTCCAGCCTGTCACTGTTTCCAGCGTTGGTGCTGGTAACGCGACAGCTATGGGTTCGTCCCAGTTCTTGCCCGCTGGCAACTACGTTCTGCTTCCTACAGCAAACGTGACCATCGAGTTCAACGCTTACACGGGTTCAGCTAACGCTTGGACAACGTGGATTGCTTCGAACGTCGGCGGTTCGATTGTTTCGGACGGCTACAACGTTCGTGCGAACGCGGTCACTGGCACTCAGACGATCACGCTCTACACGGTCAACGGCGGCAATGCAGCACCTCAGTCCTCCTACGCTACCTCGTAAGGAGAACTCAGATGGCTAACCAAAACCGCGTCGGCTCTGAATTACAAGACGGCTTTGGAAATAAGCGCCTTGCTACTGTCAGAGCACCGTTCTCGCTGGCAACGACGGGTAATGCTGTCGTTGCTCTGCCTATCCTGTCGGGTGGCACAAGCGGTACAACCGAATACATTATTCGGCGTATCACTGTTGCCAACCTGTCGAATAGCGCAGGCGGGACTGCTCCGTCGGCTGCTCTTGCTAACGTCACAGTTGGCACGACCAATGACGGTGCAAACCTCGTTGCAAACCTTACGACCCTGACGAACCTGACCAACAACGTAAGCTTCGTTGATCTGACGCTCAACACCGACACAGCCAAGGTTTGCTACACGGCAAACACCCTGTTCGTGAACGTCACGGCCAATGTTGCTAATGCTCAGGCGTTCATCAGCGTCTATGGCGACATCGTGACGTTCTAATGCTTACTGTCTGGGTCATAAACAAGACTAACGACATCCTAATCGACGGGTGGGACGGAAAGAAATATGAATTTCTTCCCAGAAAACCCGTCGAGGTTCCACTTGAAGTGGCACGGCATGTTTTTGGTTTCGGTTTAGAAGACAAGACAGAAACAATAGTTCGCCTCGGCTGGACCAAAACAGCAAATGACAAGCCGGAAGCGCTTGCTCGTCTCAACCAGTTTGAGATCAGCGAGACACGGCCACAGGCCCACCGCGAAACGTCCCCAACGGTGGACCGGACCCCTCTCTCTGTTCCAAGGCAGGGAGAGGGGAAAGGGACGAAGGCTGCATGATGTGGAACCAAGATGACCACGCTACAAGACTACATCACGCAAGTCAGACGGCTTCTTCATGATGCCAATGCTAATTTCTGGACTGACCAAGACCTGACGGCATACATCAATACCGCTCGCAACCAGCTTGTGCGAGACACGGGATGTAAGCGCGAACTTCAGACTTCTGCGACAGTCACAGATCAAGAAGTCTATGACTATTCGTCTTTGCCCCTCGGCTCGAAGACGCTGGACATCATCAACATCAATCTTTACTGGGGCAATTCGCGCTGGCCGCTGAATTATCTGCCTTGGTCGCAGTTTAATGCCCAGTTGCGCTACTGGCAGAACTATTACAACCGTCCGATTGCCTTTTCTACCTATGGACCGCAGAAGTTTTTTCTTGGACCGTCGCCAGATCAGGTTTACACGATTGAAGTAGACACGGTTGTGCAACCGACAGACCTTGTTTTGCTTGCTGACGTTGAAACTGACATTGTTCAGCCGTTTCAGCAGCCTGTTCCGTTCTTTGCCGCTCATCTGGCGAAGTATTATGAACAGAGCTATGGGGAGAGCGAAATCTATAAGGGCGAGTATCAGAAGCTCGTTCAGAACGTCCTTTCGACCCAGTTCACCCGTAGAGTGCCTAACGCCTACAACACGGGTCCATAATGGCACAGTCGCCCGAACAAAAGAAAAATTATCAAGTTGTTAAGGCGTTCAAGGCTCTGAACACCAAAGCAAACCGCACGGCTATTGCTGATGAGGAGTTTGCTTGGATTGAGAACATCCAGCCGATTGGTTACGGCAATCTGAAGATCGTTGCGGCTCAGTCCAACGTCGGCATTACATGGGCAAACACGGTCACGCACATTGATAGCGTGAATATCGAAAATCAGGACTACATTCTGGCTTTCCAAGCCAATGGTGGTGCTGAAGCCTATAGATTGTCGTCCAATACGGTCGTTACAGTCGCCAATGCAGGCACTTTTTCGGCTACTGGCGTCATTTCTAAGCAATGGAAGAACGAAAGAGCCACCATCGTTGACCCTGAGAAGGGTTATTACACATGGGATGGCGCTAATCTCATCACTGTTGGCTGCATTACCAATATCGGGATCACCAACCCCGGAGATGGTTATACACAGCCCCCTCTTGTAACAATTTCTGCTCCAAACCAAACAAACGGTGTGCAGGCAACGGCTATTGCGTTCATCTCGAACGCGGCTGGCACGATTACTAATTTGACTATTAACAATGCTGGCACGGGTTATACGTCATTTCCAACTTTAACCATTGCACCTCCGACATCCTCGACAGGTGTTCAAGCGCAAGCAGTAGTCACAGCTTTGTCAGCTAATACAGTTGTGGCAGTACAGATCACCAATCCGGGCTACGGCTATACAGCAACGCCAAATGTAACCGTTTCTGGCGGTGGTGGTAACAATGCCAACATAACGGCAACGCTTGGTTCTGGTCTTGTTAGCGGTATTGCTGTTACCAACGCTGGCTCCGGCTATACCAGCACACCTACCGTCACAATTTCCGGTGGCGGGGGCAATAATGCGACGGCTGTGGCTGGTTTCTTGTCTTTTGCCAACAATACGGTTGGCGTGACCATCACAAACGGCGGCACGGGATACACATCAAGCCCCAATGTGGCAATTTCTGGCGGGGGCGGCAATAACGCTGCTGCGACAGCTATTATTGCTGGCGGTGCGGTTGTTGGCGTTGTGATGACCAACCCCGGTTCTGGTTACACCTCAAATCCAAATGTCACGATCTCTGGTGGTGGTGGTAATGGAGCAACAGCTACGGCTGCTGCAACAACCAAAGCCAACAACGGGCTTGAGACGTTTCAAGGTCGCGTATGGATCAGCCAAGGCCGCACGGTCTTTTATACGGCTGCTGGTCAATACAACGATTTTGCGTCCATCTCGGCTGGCAACCTGACGCTGGCTGACGACACTTTGCACAGCAATATCAATAGCTTGTTAAGTGCTAACAACTTTCTCTATGTTTTTGGTGACGACAGCATCAACGTCTTTTCTGACGTTCGCGTTGGCACTAATGGCATTACAAGCTTCACGAACACTAACGTGTCGGCCTCGGTCGGCTCTCGTCGTCCCGGCTCAATCTTTCCGTATTTTCGTTCTGTGCTGTTTATGAACGACTACGGCATTTACGCGCTGGTTGGTGCAACAACGACCAAAATTTCTGATGCCCTTGACGGCATTTTTCCGTTGATTGACTTCTCTTATCCGATCACGGGCGGTCAGGTTCTCGTCAACAACATCCTCTGCGCGGCGTTCAACTTTTATTACAACGATCCGGTCATGGGTCTGCGGCCTATCCAAGCCGTATTCTTCGACAAGAAATGGTTTATCACCAGCCAAGGTACGCTGCTTAGAACAACCTCTGTCCCGCGTTTGGGCATTATCTACCTTTACGGCACAGGTGGTACGGACCTTATTCGTGCTTATGCCAATACTACGGCCAATGTTTCGACCCGTTTGTTGACGGCGCTCTGGCCTATGCAGGACACGATCCGTACCAAGCAAGCTCTCAAATTTGGCATTGAAGCAACACTGACGCAGGGTGGTGTCCTTAATGTCACGGTTGATAGCGAGACGGGCTCTAGTCCGTCCTACACATTGACCAATGTCAGCCTTGGCTGGACAAACAATCTTGGGGCTACGATCCCGTGGCAGAACAATAGCCTGCAAACGATTGGCTGGCTTTCAACGAGTGGCTACTCGCTTTATAAGTCTGATGCTATGCAATATGGCAAATACCTTGGACTTACAGTAACATCCAATTCACCCGGAATGATCTTAAACACGTTCGAAATGGAACACGAACTCAGAGTGAGGTTCTAATATGGCTCTCCCGATTAGCGTCACATACACATTTGCGACGGCGACGAGCGCCATTCCGCTCTCGCAGCTTGACGCAAACTTTACGACTGTCGTCGATGGCGTGAACGGCATTGGAAACGGCACTAACAGTTTGTCCAACGTGTCTATCACGGGCGGCAATCTTGTTGTTACGACGGCTAATGCCACAACTGTCAACGATGGCATTGGCAATGTTCGTAACATTCCGCAAAACGCTCAAACTGGCGCTTATGTTCTTCAAGCTTCTGATAATGGCAAACATATCAGCATTACGACAGGTGGCGTGACCGTTCCTAATTCCGTGTTTTCAACTGGTCAGACGGTTACAATTTTTAATAACTCGGCCAGCAACCAAACAATTACGCAGGCAACCAGCGTTACTCTGCGTCAAGTTGGTACGGCTAACACAGGCAACCGCACCCTTGCTCAGTATGGCCTTGCGACCATTCTCTGCACCTCAGCTAATAACTT